CGATAGGAAGGGTCTTCCTGTTCTTAGCGTTCCTTTTTTATGCAGGTTTGACGACGCTGACATTAGTTATCTGGCTGGTTATCCGGCATCCTCTTATTGGATCAACCAGCGCATCAAAGTTATTCACGGGAACAAAGTCCGATCTAACGGTTCGACGGCACACGCCTACTTCAACGGTGACTCAAAGTCCTCGGTTCTCTACGGGCATATCCACCGCAGAGAATGGGCAGAAAAAACGAGGCAAGATTGGGATGGGGCCAAAACGATACTTGCGGCATCGCCTGGAACCCTTGCCCGCACGGACGGAGCTGTCCCTTCGACGCGCGGCGGGCTTGATCTCGACGGGCGACCGTTGACTGTTGTTGAGGATTGGCAGCAGGGATACGGTGTTGTGACGTTCCAACCTGGTGACGGTAATTTCTTTTATGAGCAGGTCGCTATCCATGATGGGCAGGCATGGTTCCGTGGCAAGTTGTACACTGTGTAAATGGCACCACCAAAGGTAAAGAACCCCAAAAAGTCTGCGGCTAACTACCGGAAGAACGCCGCATCTCGAGCAAAAAAAGCTGCGTACGACAAGAAGTACCACAGCAGCGACAGTCGGAAAGAATACCGTGCCGAACTACAAGCGGAACGCCGTAAGCGTGGTGTAGCTGGCAAGGGCGGAAAAGATATGTCGCACACTAAATCAGGAAACATTGTTGCCGAGAACGCCAGCAAGAACCGTGCGCGCAATCGAGGCAAAAAATAATGATGCTGACTTGCCGTGATTGCGGCGAGGTGTGGCCTTCGAACTCCGGTCGTCGGTGCCGTGAATGTGATAGACATGGTGAACCGTACGATGGCGAGGACGAATGAGCGAAATCTATGAAGATGACGACACATGGCCTTTGGTTGTGTGCCAATGGAAAGATGCTCATGCTGGCGGGGACAGCAGTTGGACTCATACAGCAACGTACAAACCTGAAGAGGTGCATGTACTAAGTAGCGGCTGGGTGTGGCCGAAATGTTTGGAAGGTCACCTCACGCTTGTCAGCTCCACAATCGGTGAACCTAAAGACCCCGAAGTTGTCGGGGACATCATTCATATCCCCTGGGAAAATATTTTGGCTGTGTTCTCGTTAGCCATGAATGTCCCTGTGAACTGGATGTCCGAAGACTTCTAGTTGCAAACTGTCACACCCTTCGTGTAAAACTAATGCAGTCCGCTACACGAAGGAAAACAAATGCGACGAACAACAATACCGAAACCAGAACACGGCTCAATCGAATGGTTACGGCTACGGCAACGTGACGAAACCGGATACCCAGTGGTGTCAGCAAGCGAAGCAGCAGCTGTTCACTCAGAACACCGTTTCAAAACCAAATGGGCGTTAGCAGCAGACAAAATTGCTAACGAACCAGAAATCACTGAAACCAACAGGGCGATGGAACGAGGCAACCGTCTTGAACCAGTCATCTTGCAATGGGTGTCAGACGAAATAGGTGAACCAATTATCACGCCAGATGTCATGCACGCTGTCACCAGCGGAGGCGCATCACTCATCGCAACACTCGACGGCATAGTAGGTGATCAAGAAAACCCTGATCGTGTCGTAGAAATCAAAACCTACAGCCGTCAATGGGACGAGAACGCCGACATTGACGGGTACGGACCGCTACCTGCCTACTGGTTTTGGCAAGGGGTACACCAAGCTGCATGTGCAGGTGTTGACGAAATCCTGTGGGGCATCTTTGACAGCACCCTCGATCTGCATCTCTACACACAGAAGATGGACAACAGCATCATCGGTAAACACGTCGTTCGTGTCTCAGATTTCTGTCGTCATGTCGCAACAGGCAACATTCCGCACGAATGGGAACACACCTACGACGACGTAGCAAAAAGTTCCCGTATCAACGAAGACGTTGCAAACCTTGACGACCACCAGCAGCTACTCGTCCAACTCTTAACAGTGCAAGCAGAAAAGAAAGAACTTGCCGCCGCAGAAGACGAACTCAAAGCAGAACTCGCTTTGCTGCTAGATGGCTCAACAGTAGGAACTGTTGGTGGGACCGAGGCTGTCACATGGAAACAACAGTCACGATCAGGATTCGACTCAAAAAGATTTGCATCGGAGCACCCGGAGCTATATAGTCAGTACCAGTCGACCAACACATTCCGAGTGTTGCGATTGAAAGGAACCAAATAATGGATGAACCAAACGCAGAAAAACTACGTCTTGTCCTAGACAAGTACGCAGTACCTGACCCGAAGATTGTTGGCAAGCTGCCTCGAGGCAACATCCAACTTGACTACGTCGGTCACGCCGAGATCACCCGCATCCTCATCGACATTGATCCGTTGTGGGAATGGAAGCCGTTAAAGATTGACGACGACGGTTTGCCTTCTTACCGTGTTGAAAACGGCATGGCACACATGGCTGGTGCACTCACGCTGCTCGGCCACACCAGGCTTGCTATCGGTAGCGCACCACACAACAAACAAGACCTGTTGAAAGAACTGGTGTCCGATTTTTTACGCAACGCAGGCATGAGGTTTGGACTGGCCTTAAGTCTCTGGTCAAAAGAGGAATGGGGCGGCGAATCAGACATTGCGCTAGCACCAAAGAAAAAAGCACCAGCGAAAAAGCCTGCTGCACCAGCAAAACCTGACAGCGCACCAGTATCTGACAGCGAAAAAGTTGACAAAGACACAGTGTCAAGATTCATCGCCGCATGCAAAGGCGCAAACCTTGACCCAATCGAAGTCGCACAACACGCAGAAGTAGCAGACATCGACAACGTAACCATCGCAGACCTCGACCGTCTGCGTGCCTCATTCAAGGAGCTCATCTCACAATGAACAACATCACAGTAATCGGCAACGTCGGACGCGACCCAGAACTCAAATTCTCACAATCCGGCACAGCAATCCTCAAATTCTCCGTAGCTGACACCAGCGGACGCGACGAAAACAAAAAAACCCAATGGTGGAACATCGTCTGCTTCGGTGACCTCGGAGAAAACGTTGCAGCAAGCATCAGTAAAGGCACCCGAGTCCAAGTCATGGGTAAAGTGCAACGAGAAAAGTACACAGGCAACGACGGTGTCGAAAAAGAACGCACCGAAGTCTTAGCAGATGACGTAGGCATTTCACTCCGCTGGACAACAGCAAACGACGCACCTGTCACCCGTGAAACAGCACCAACGCAACCAGCATTGGACGACGAAGAACCCTTCTGACATGGCAAGACCCGTAAAGAAGGTAAACTGGTGGTGCCGCACATGCGGCCAGACGCTCACCACATATCGACCGTTGCTGTCAGCCCCAATGCACTCGTGCGGGGCAGGCAAGCGACGCAAAACGATGGAGGAAGTAGATGAGCCGCAACAAACAAAAAGGGACAGCATTTGAAACGCTGGTCGTGCGATGGCTTGCCGAACACGGATTCCCGCACGCCGAAAGACGCGCTCTCGCAGGCACCAACGATTTGGGGGATGTCACTGGGATTCCTGGCCTCGTTATTGAGTGCAAAAACCACAAAACCTTGTCGTTCTCGGAATGGTTGGAAGAAGCTGAAGTGGAACGTACTAATGCTTCTGCTGATTATGGCATCGTTGTAGCAAAACGTCGAGGGAAAGGCGACGCAGGCGACCAGTACGCCGTGATGCGACTCGAAGACCTCGCCCGTCTACTTAAAGAAGCCGGATACTGACCGGAGTCCGCCATGAAAATTATTTCTTGGGTAGTGTTCCTTGTCATATCCATGCTTGGGTACAACGCAACTACTGAAGCCCCAACAGAGGTGACTCCCCCTACCTCCACAATCGCTTCAGACCCCCCTAGATTGCGTTCTAAGACGAGCAGCACCACAACAACGACAACGACTGCGGTTTCCACCACCACAACCACCACAGAACCAATCCCCGGAATCGAAACAGCACGCTACCCAGACCTGTGGATAACTGCCGTTGAAGCTGGCTGGCCTACCAACCGACTACCAACACTAGACCTCATCGCATACCACGAATCACGAGGACAAACAGATGTTGTTGGCACAGGCGCATACGGCGTACTTCAAATCCAATGGTCAGCACACCACGAATGGCTGACAACAGAACTGAACATCACCGAACCCGAACAACTATTCGACCCGCTCACCAACATGGTTGCCGCACTCTGGCTAGCCGAATACGCCGAAACAAACTACGGCTGCTGGACACAACCCTGGTACATGAGCCTCAACAACCCTTACAAATACTGCAAATGAAACGAAACAGAGACATAGTCTGGCTACCCCTCTCCCAAATCTTCTTCGACCCAGACAAAGAAAAATGGAGAGACAAAGCAGCCTGCAAAAACGCCCCACTCGAAACATTCTTCCCCAAAAAAGGCGCATCAACACAAAGAATCAAAGAAGCAAAAGCAATCTGCAACACCTGCACAGTCAAACAAGACTGCCTCGAATGGGCAGTCCAATTCTCCGAACGGGCACTCATGGGCATATGGGGCGGAATGACACCCAACGACAGACGAGCAGAACGCAAACGGCTAGGGTTAAAAGACGATGACACCCGACTGGATGACTGAAGCTGCCTGCAAAGGAGCAGACCCCGACTGGTTCCACCCACCAGACGGCTACCCATCCCTAAAAGAATACGGACTAGCACTCTGCAAACACTGCCCCGTCAAACAAGAATGCCTCGAATACGCACTCTCATTCAAACTCATCGAAGACCACTACGGCATCTTCGGAGGCACCACACCAATAGAACGACACCGCATACGCACCGGCAGAACACACCAACGCAAACAACCAGGACCAAAAAAACAAATCATCACCGGACTAGACGACATAGGAGACAACAATGAACCTCACATTTGAAGAATGGGCAAAATACGGATGGGAACAAGGCTGGTGCTCACCACCAATCTGCCAAACCTGCGACGGCACACCACTCACCTACGAAGAAGAATTCTCATTCGAACAAGGATGGACAGACTGCGTACACATCATCCGCCTCTACGAATGCGAAGAAGACCGCACAGACGCAACAGAAAACCACGCCCCATCACAATGGCGCGCCAGCAACCGAGGCTGGATTGAACGTGGTAAAGAATTCCAACCAGCAAACAAACAAAAGCTGGAGTGAACTTGCAGTCGCCACTATCAATCCACTATCAACCAACACCCCATTCTGCATAATATGCAACTAGCTCGATACATATGCAAAAGCAAAAGACCCCCAGCCGGAGCCGAGGGTCTTCTGCGTGGGGTTTGATACAAGATTTATTCAATACACATGAGTAGCAACACGATGATGCCCATCCCGATACTGATCCAAGCTCCGTCGCTCACAAATACCTCCTAACCAATTCAACAGGCACACGGATCACACCAACAAACTCGCCGTCAGAAAAAGCTCTAGCGTCAGCATCAGAATCGTCACCGACCTGCTCAATCATTGCTACTTCAATAACAATGTTTTTCAAGTCAGTATCCAAATCGACGTTGATGTCAACAAACATCCCCAATGTGGCAGGGAACAAATGGTATTCGTCTTGCGAGCTCTGGACAAACTGTCGTTCGTCACCTACTAGATTCAACCTCATTGCTCCCTCCCGTACACATAGTCGTAATGCAAATTGTGCAACTCAGCTAACGCAATCAAAGCGTCACCGACCTGCTCGAGCACAAGGTCAGCAGGCCACGAATCGTGATCCAACCTCCACTCACGCAACGAATGCAACGCCTCACTAACCTCATCATGCACAAACTCGACATCGGCGTTCATATCCAATCCACCTGTTTCAACTCAGCTTCCGTGATGCACTCATGGCAAACAGTTTGCACATACCAACTGCCATCTCGAGGAACATCGACATACCAGTAATCGGTAGTGCCTTCATGACAGCGGTCGCACTCCAACTGTTGGCACTCTTCACACATCCAGCCGGACTCGAGCCCGTTGTCGGAAGGTATACGATTCACAAATCGTCCTGAACCAAACTCAGTCGACTGGTGACATTCGGTACACAGCTCTCCAATATCGGTAACCATCAGTCAGCCTCCGGTAGTTCAATCAACGCTTCCTCAACAGCAATACCAAGCACTTCCCAACCATGCTCAGTCATAACCTCATCCATTGAACGATTCCACCACCTGGTACCAACAACAGCGTTAACCAAATCCTCAACATCATCGTCACTCAACGTGACCATGTCGGCACGAATCTCACGGATACACACCCGCACATCATCCAACGTCCAAATAGAACCAACCCAATTGAACTGGCGTTTAATAGCACGCAACAACAGATGAGCATCTTCCTCATCGATGCCATCAACAAACTGAACTGCCTCATCAAAAGTCATAACAATTTCCTTTCTAACGACCGGAGCCCCACGCCCCGATACACACACGAGTGTATAGCAACCGTGCAACAATGTCAAACACAAATTTACGACAGCTGTAGCGAACGTGCTGTATTGACCGTGTGCCACTATCAGCGTGCCAGCTTCCTACACAAGTTCACCGTTTGCTCGGTGACGGCTAACCCGCTCACAATGCAAACACAGTCAGCGGTTTTTATCTCTGTGCTACTTATTTGTAGGAGCTTCGCACCATAACTTTATGGTGGAGATCCATTTCCTCCGCTTCGCTCCCCCAATGTCTCTCCACTATCACGATTTTTTTCGGCCTGCATAAACATTCATCATGCATGAATAAGCCGGTACGCGAAAAAGCCCCGCCTACGGGCGGGGCTCTTCCGCGCTCGAACCCTGTTTAACGCCGTCCCGAAACGATCACCCCCAACAGACAAACGCCGACAATGACCCACGGCATGACCCCGAATTCCGAGACCCATTCAACATTCGTGATGGG